AAATTGACGGCCATGTCCAGTTCGAGCGCTACCGGTGCCGTACTGGGAACCGGGAACAAGTACAGATTCATCGTGCCGGTGCTGCCGCTGCTGAGATAGTCCGGGTAAATCTCGTCCGGTGTCCGCGCCGTAGCACCTAAATCGTTGTGGTCGTAGTACTTGCCAGCTTCCACAATCCTTATTTCATTGCGGTTGCCGGTCGTGGCGTAGATGGTCCCAGTTAACGTTGCCGTGGCTGTAGCCGCGTTGCTGATAGTGGCCGAGGTATTGGTAACGATGGCTGTGATAAAGCTGTTTGCGGGGATGCCTGCTCCAATGACCTGCTGGCCAAGTGCAAGGTTTGCCGTCGCTGGGATGCTGGTTAAAACCTTACTCCCGCTGGTGGTAGTGGCAGTAAACGCCACGGTACCGACCGCAAACGCTTTGTAAATCCGCGCCGGCCGCGATGTTGCGAAGTCCCCACCGCTTCCGATGGAGTAGACGGCCTGCCCAGCGTTAAGCGCCGCCTGATAAGTTTCCTGCCCCCAGATCAGGCCCTCGTCAACGCTCCACGCATTCCACATCACATTCAACACGTTGAGAACGGTATTTGAGTCGGAAGCGCCAGCCGAACCATCCGGGGGATTTAGCCCCAAGTGGCTCATGATGTTGTTTGCAAGGGTCTGACCTGTTGGCAATGGATTACTCCGTTTTCTTCTTTGAGGTCTTCAGCAGTTCGGCCAGCATGTCGCGAGTTTCTTTTGCTTCTGCGGCCATGCGGTTCAAGGTTTCCTGCTGAACGACGATCTGAGCCTGAAGCTGATTGTTCGTGTCCATTAGGTTTTTCTTCTCCGTCGCCGGATCAAGTACCGCAACCTGAACGACGGGATATGGTTCGTCACGCCAGCCGTCCTGAAGCGCAACGGATTTTTCGGTTGCGTTCATAACGACCTTTTGGCCCTTCTCGCCGGGGTCGGGCTTGTAGAGCATCGTTGGGAAGCTCTGGTGAAGATAGGGTGCGCGGGGTTCGTTGTGGTCCAGCCCTTCGCTCACTTGAAGCAGCTCGTCGCCCTGCTTCGCATTGTGGAGGCGGTGTTCCTTGTGAGCCTGCTTGAAGCCCCCCGCCTGCTGCATACCGCCAAAAACCTGAATTGCCATATCGTCTCCAAACTGAAGTTGTTCAGGGTTCCGAGTGTAAGCACCCGGAACCCTGCTGATTAGCGCCATGACGGCACCTTATGCAGTGTAGCTAGGGTTCCATTTTGAAACGCTGGTGTCATACGTGAACTCAAGCGTTTTGTTAACGACCGCAGTACCTGCGAGTGCAATGCTACCGTCCCCGGTGGTCCATGTGAATGTGCCATCAGGAATGATTTTGAACGAGCCGCCAGCGCAACCAACCGGAGTAGTGATCCCGGTAATTGCGGAAGCGCCCGTTACGTGGAAAAACCGCCCCGTGGGGGTGATAGGACCAGCCACCGAAGCGACGGCGGTAGTCGGACCGCTGACGGAGCCGGGGTTATTCCATCCCGGTTGCCAGATGCCGTTCACGTCCTGAAGCCACTGGAGGCCATTCGTCGCATTAAGCCACGGAGTAACCACCGGAGCGCCGGGATACGAACCATCAACGCTGGGGTTTCCAACCGGATCAGTCTCAAAGAAACTGCCGTTGAAGTTGCCGCCAAAGTTGGCCGCAGCATTCGGCGCGGGAGCGATTACGACAATCGAACCCGTGTAAAATGACTGGCGGAACAGGCTGGAACGCGCTACGGAAACCTGAGTTCCGCTGAGTCCAACCACGTCCATCAATTCGCCCTTTGTCTGGCCCGGATTGATAACGTAGATGGCTTGACGGAAGTTGGAAACCGGAGCCGTGAGATTGGTTGCCGAAGCAACCGTGAAGATGGACGCGCCCTGATTGAACGAGCCGCTTACTGTGGTTTGAGTGATGGTATTCGCCATGATGGTTTCTCCTTAACCGTAAACAACGCCCGCGAACAGATCCGCGTACGTCGCCCCAAACCCGTAAATCACATCAGATCGGTCAGTCTCATAACCCGCATACGGGCCGCTGGACTGCCACTGTTTGATGTTCCGAAGGAAGATGCCCGGAGTTCCCATTTCGTCACCGCCGACGATGGTGCATTCGACGTTAGACGGTTTGTGGAGCTTCAGGAACGCGGAGGTGTAAGCCTCCTCCTGCATGAACAGTGCCGTATTTGCAGTGGCACCGGAAGCGCCCGCAATCGTGATGATCGCGTTATCAGCCGGGGCGGTGCAATTCTGGAACTGGCCGCTGGAGATGATCGGCGGGTAGATCTGGATGGTAGCAGCGCCGCCCGAATCCGTGACGGCCTGCGTTACCGCAAACTGCATCAGGTTCTGGCTCCCGCTATACACGTTGTGCGTACCGCTTGGGTTGACCTTGAAACAGCCGGCAATGGTGAATTTGTCCGTGGTGGTAAGCGACAAGCTTGCAGCCGTCCAACCGTCAGTGATAAGGCTGGAGCCGGTCTGGCTGGCACCGTTCACGCGCCCGGTTCCTGCGTAGGTTCCCACGGTGATACCGGGAATCTGTTCAGAACGAGCGAAGGTGAACCCGGCATACTTGCCGATGACGCCTTCGAGATACGGCTTGGTCTGGTCGGGCTGGAACAACGTCTGGGACAAGCCCACAAGGTTCTGCTCAAATTCAGACGGCCAAATGATGGCGCGGTTCTGATCCGGTGCCAGCAGTTTGTTCAGCGAGGTCCGTGCCCCGTTGTAGGTGCTGGTCGAGGTCGGAAGAGTTCCGGGCGTGCCGACGAAGTTGGGGGATGTGGCCTGAATGAACTGCTCCAGATCGGCTTCGACCTGATTCGCAATCATGACGCCCATCGGACCTGAGTACTTTTTGTGGAAGCGGCTCATGTCGAAGAACAAGTTTTCGTCGGTGTCGTTGTAGATGAAATCGCCGCCGCGCCAGTACGAAATTGTCAGCGGGACGGTGGTCTGCACAACGGGTTCGGGTTGGAATCCTTGGCCCTGACGGCCCTGAGGACGCCACGGACGAGGGATCTGTAAGGTGGTACCGATTGGGGTGGACTGCTCGAAATACTTCTGATACTCCCGGCTGACCATGCGCAAGGCAGGGCAGTTGTTGTAGAGCACCCGAAGAGTTTCCGACGCCACTTCCTGCCGTACTGGCAGTGAATTGATAGGCATACCGCGCTCCTGAAAGTGAGTTCCGAGAACGTCTGGCTGTTATTGTCGAGCGCTGAGGTTATCTTCCGAACTGTGCCTGATTACGCTTCTGCATCCAAGCTACTGACCCGATTGCAGGTTCATCAGGTGCCGGTGAACCACCCCGCGCCGCAACTTCCGCTGACGGCTTCGGTTTAGCAGGTTTAACCTCCTGCTGCGGTTCCGCCCGGCCTTCCAGCTTCTGCGGGGTGCTTGCGGTCTTTCCCTTTTCAGGTGTGGCTTGCGCGGCCTCAGGTTTATCATACGCCTTTTCGAGCCGTCCTTCAAGACGGTGAAAGGCGCGGATCTGTTCTGCGGGCTTCAGGTCCAACATTTCCTGAAGTTTGTTGGGGTGCTTGGCAAAGTGGTGGAGGGCAAACGCCCGAACGTCGCTATTGGATAGCAACGCCATCAAGGTTTTTTGCTGAGTCGGGTCAAACTCTGGCGCGTCCTCGTCGTCCTTCGCATTTTGCGCCACTTCGTCCCAATCGGGAATAAGCGCGATATCGGCGACGGCTTTTTCGTCCATCGCCTGCAAGTAAGCGGCGCGGGATTCCTGATCCTTCGCGTTTTCAGCCAATTGGCCCTGCTGTTTTGCTTCCTGCTGGCGATCCCACTTCTGGGTTGCCCGAAGGTATTCAGCGTCGGTGCCGTAGTCGCTGCGATCCGGCTCTGCGTCCTCGGCTGGCGCTACGTGTCGAGTAGCGCCGCGGAGCGTGTCCAGTTCCGCCTGAAGCTGTTCCCGCATCGCCTGTTCCCGCCCAATGGCACGCTGAAGGCGCGACATGCTGCGCGACATGCGCGGCTGTTCTGGCTCTTCGGCCTTGGCTACAACGGGTTCAGGCTTGCCCGGCGTAGGCTTCTCCGGTTCCGTCACAACGGCCGGCACGCCCTTGTTTCGGGCTTCCATAAACGCCTTGCTGTCAAATACGGGTTCTTCTACTTCTACCTGTTCTGCTACTGCGCTCATAGTGCTCCTTCTTCGCCCGTAGGCTCCGGTTGCGCTGCCGCCTCAACGGCTGGCATGTTCTCTTGCTGCTGTTGCTCTTGCTGCTGCTGTTGCTGCTGTTGCTGGTCGGCCATCTGCGCCTGTTGTGCCGCCATCTGCTGTTGCTCAAGCTGGTCCTTTTCGTGAGCAATCTGGGTAATAGCCAGCGCATCAGCCGCCGCCCGCGCTTCATCCTGCTGCGTTGCCCCAATCTCCGCGATGGCCAGCTTTACAGCGTTGTTTTCCGATGCAATGCGCTCCCTTGATTCGATCTCGGGCATCTTCGCAGCCAACGCCTGCGCCAACTTCTGAATGGTTTCCTGAGATCCCTGCAACTGGGTCTGCATTACCTGAAGCTGTTGTCCCATCTGCTGCGGGGTCATTTCCGCGTTCTGGTCGGGTGCGATCAGATCCGCGATGCCTTCCATCTGCGGGTTGCCTTGGCCAATCATGCGAACCAATTTTGCCGTAACTGCAGGGTTTGCAAGGATTTGCGGGTTGATCTTGATGGCTTCGAGCAGCATCGAAAGCGCCTGATCCTGACGAGTCTGGAAGTTCGGCCCCGCCACCACGCGAACAGAATACTCTCCCAAGGTCAGGTCGTTGCGCTTGCCCTTCTTGCCTGTCTGAGGGTCAATGCCATCAGCCGGGAAGAT